AAATAAAGAATTATGGAGTTTACATACCTAAAGGAGTAAAATAAAATGACAAAAAAAGAATTATTAAAAATGTCAAAAGAAGAAATTCGAAAAACTTCTTTACAAAAAAGAAATAAAGAAAATTCGGATTGTTACGATTGTTGGGATTGTTCGGGTTGTTCGAGTTGTTCGGATTGTTCGGATTGTTCGGGTTGTTTGAGGTGTTCAGATTGTTTGGACTGTTCAGATTGTTCAGTTTGTTTTGATTGTTCGGATTGTTCAGATTGTTCGTATTGCTCAGATTGTTCAGATTGTTCACGTTGTTACAATTGCTCAAGTTGTTCGAGTTGTTCGTATTGTTCGGGTTGTTCGAAGTGTTCAGATTGTTCGTGGTGTTTGAATCAACATAATAAACATTATATGGTTTTAGATATACAATTAACTAAAGAAGAATATTTTGAGTGGAAAGAAGGAGTAAAATAATATGGGAATGACAAAAAATTTACGGAAAATTAATAAACAATTCGGCGCTGTAACTACTTTATATCATGGAGAATACGGGGTCGGTAAAACTACATTAGCTTCTCAATACCCAAAAGCATATTTTATTATGTGTGAAAATAATAATATTTACGGTGATAAACTGTACATGGATAATGCGGGATCTTGGGAAAATTGTATGTCTTTAATTCAGGAATTTCGTGAAGGGAACCACGACAGGCTAACTTTAATTATAGATAATGCAGCTGAATTTTACAGTTTAGCCGTAGCATATTTTTTAGAAAAGTTTAATTCCACTTTGAAATCAAATGAAGCACCGGCGATTAGTTTAACAGACGCGCGTTTAGGGTTTGGGAAAGGTTATGATGCGGTAGATATTCTCATCAAAACGGCATTAAATCCTTTAGATATGCATGAAAAGTTTAATTTGGTTATTATTGCACATACAGAAACACGGGAGATAGAAAATTTAGACGGTAAGTTTTGTAAATTATGTCCTTTGTTACCTGGAAAAAGGGCAAGAAAATATTTTTTCACGATTGCAAGGGATATATACTATTACTATTATTCAAAAGGAAAACGGTATTTAAATATAGTCGGCAATGATTTTGTCATGGCTAAAAATAGTGGCAATGGGCATTTTAAAACAACAGAAGGGAAAAATGTAATTAATATACCTATGGGTGATAGTGCAGAAAACGCATTTAAATACCTACAAGCAGCATATAATAATCAACTAAAAAGCACTTATGATCATATTAAGTAAGGAGTAAAATAAAATGACTAAAAAAGAATTACTAAAAATGTCAAAAGAAGAAATTCGAAAAGTTTCTGTACAAAGAAGAAATAAAAAAATGTAAATTGTTACGGTTGTTCACGTTGTTCAGGTTGTACAGATTGTTCGGGTTGTACAGATTGTTCGTATTGTTCAGGTTGTTCAGGTTGTTTGTGGTGTTCGGATTGTTCGGATTGTTCAGGTTGTACAGATTGTTCGGATTGTTCATGGTGTTTGGATCAATACAACAAGCAGTATATGGTTTTAAATATACAATTAACAAAAGAAGAGTATTTTGAATGGAAAAATAAAAATTAACAAAGGAGTAAAAAAATGTCAGATAATATCTTAGCAGCTTTAAAAAGTTATGATCGTTTGTTTAAATCGGCCCAACTAAAATCCAAAGAAAACGGAGAAGAAATCGAATATCCATCAGGAAATTTTACAGGACGTATTAAGCACTTTGAACTTGTTCAATTAACTAAAGACAAAAAATTGGCTTTACGCCGTGTCTTTACTATGGTGAAAGCGACCACATCAGAATATGACGGTTGTACTGTATCTGATCTAAAATTCATGACAACTGACGGAGCTATCGGGTACGTAATAAATACCTTTAAATATTTAGGTATTTCAGAAGCGTTCAATATGGCTGGTATGTCCGATTTTATGACTTTAGTAAATAAAGCAAATAAATTACGAGATATTTTTTCATGTAGTTTAACGTATAAGGAGTATAACGGAAAGAATAGATCTAATATAAATGTTTTGAGTAAATTATCGAATACCGATATACTTACCTCAGAAGTAACCGAAACAATTCAAGAAGATATTTCAGAAGATATTTCAGAAGATATTCAAGAAGATATTCAAGAAGATATTCAAGAAGATATTTCAGAAGATATTTCAGAAGATATTATAGACGATTTTGCAAAAGATTTTAAGGAAGAATCTGAGGTTATTGAGACTGAAAACGACGCAGATTCCACAGGTTCCGGGATGTATGATGGCCCTGTACCAGAAATTCCAGAATTAAAAATCGAAAAAAAACAAGAAGAACCTAAAGCTAAGCTAAATAAATATCTTAAAAAGCTACAGTCTTTTTGTTTTACTCAAGATCTGGAGATAGAAAACCTTAAAAACCAAAGTATAGAGAATTTAATAGTCGCCATGAAAAGTGTAGCTACTCATGGTTTTAATGATAGTGAATTAGAAAAATCAGAAAAAACATTACTAAAGAATGTAGGTCTAGAAGATCTTATAAATAAATAAATTTTTATACTTAGGATTAAAAAAAAACACCTATATTTATTATGTATAGGTGTTTTTTTTATCAGGAGATTTATATGAATCATATCTTTTTTTTAGACTTAGAGACCTACTCTTCTATTCCTATTAAAAACGGAGTATATAAATACGCCGAAAAAGCAGAGATATTGCTGTTTGCATACGCATTAGATAATAACTCAGTGAAGGTGTGGGATTGTAAAACTGCAAAAATACCTGAAGATTTACGTCAGATATTAAAACGGAAAGATACTGTATGGTGTGCTCATAACAGCCAATTTGACAGGGTTATACTGGAAAAGATTTTAGGTATTAGGTATCCATATTGGATAGATACTATGGTTATGGCCCGCCAACATAGTTTACCAGGAAAACTATCAGATCTGTGCGATTTTTTTCAATTACCTACAGATAAAGCTAAAGATAAAAAGGGAAAAAGTTTAATCCAATTATTTTCCAAACCTCTTGGTAAGAACAGGAAATTAAACCGAGCTAATAAATTAACCCATCCTACCGAATGGGAAGAATTTATTACCTATGCATCTTCTGATATTATCGCTATGCGGGAAATTTTACAAAAAATACCTAAATGGAATTTTACCTCGTTCGAGAGGAACGCATGGAATTTGGATCAGATTATAAACAATCGAGGTATGGCCGTGGATGTAGATTTTGCAATAAAAGCTATAGAGCTATTAAATATCGAAAAACAACGTTATAATAGGGATATAAGTATATTAACAAAAAAAGAAATTAAAACTACACAACAAATAGATAAAATTATTAATTGGATTAGAAATAATTACGATATTACCATACCAGATCTACAGGCCAGTACTGTAAGAACTCTGTTAGATACAAAACTACCTAAAGGCGTGAAAAAAATATTAGAATTACGTGCTATATCTTCTAAAACGAGTGTGAAAAAGTATAGTACCTTATTGTCTGCTACTAATAAAGATAGTAGATTGAGAGGTACTTTATTATTTTGTGGTGCACATAGAACAGGCCGGTGGAGTGGGAGAGTATTTCAACCACAAAATTTACCTCGACCTAAATTCAAAAACGAAGAAATAGAAAATTACATTAAAAATATTAAGAGTAATTCGTTAATGCACAGTGATATTAATAAAGTGTGCTCCTCTTCTATTAGAGGATTAATAATACCTTCTAAAGGTAATAAATTAGTTGTTTCTGATTATTCAAGTATTGAAGGTCGAGTACTTGCTTGGTTGGCAGGAGAAGAATGGAAAATAAAGGCGTACGAAAAAATAGATAAAGGTGAAGGTTTTGATATGTATGAACTTACATATGCAAACACTTTTAATGTAAATCCGTCTACGGTAACAAAAGAGCAGCGTAGTTTGGGAAAAATTTTAGAATTAGCCCTTGGATACCAGGGTGGTGCAGGAGCTTTTGCAAAATTCGCAAAAAATTTTAATATAGATTTACAAGATATTGTAACTCAAGTAGATATACCTGCACGGGTTATGTCGGAAGCAGAAAATTTTTTCGGCTTCGCTGTAAAAAATAATATGATAGGTGATCTAACATACGAAGAATTTACAACTTGCGATAGTATCAAGCGTATATGGAGAGAAAAAAACCCAGCTATAGTACAGATGTGGTCAGATCTTCATAATACAGTGAAACTTTCAATTCAATGTAGGCAAAATAATATTGCAGGATATTGCACTATTAATCATGAAAATAATTATCTACGAATAAAATTACCTTCGGGACGATATCTGTGTTATCCTTTTGCATGTATAGATGAAAAACAAAACATTAGGTATTTCGGAAAAGATCAATACTCTCGTAAGTGGACTATGCTTTATACTTACGGAGGTAAACTTGCTGAAAACATAACTCAAGCAGTCGCACGAGATATACTAATTTATGGGATGTTTAACACTGAGAAAAAAGGGTATAAGATAGTACTAACAGTACATGATGAATTAATTACGGATGTTCCAGATACACCAGCTTTTTCCCACGAAGATTTGAGCCGGTGTATATCAGTTTTACCTAAATGGGCACATGGATTACCTTTATCTGCTGAAGGTTTTGAGTGCTACAGATATCGAAAACAATAAATCAGCAACACTATATTTTTTATATTACATTAATAATAAATCATCATATTCTTACACACTTTACACCGAGGTTAATATGCATACTTATGAATTATCTTTCGCTCCTAACGTAATCATCCAAGGTACTATTGATTTAGACTTAGGCACTAAAGGAACTGTAACTCCTTCAGTCGGCGATTCTATGACTTTAAATCAATGCCGACTGGTTCAGAAATTATTTGAGGCTATATCAAAATTCCATTTATCCGCTGGTGCTATAACAAGCATTGAGTTCAATGTCACTATCTTCAGTACCCACATGAGTTGTATTGTATCTAAAAGACCCATTTACTATTAAAACGTCATCGATTTCACTTGTGTCTGTTTCTAAATTAAGTAGGAAGCATACTCGATCTCCCGCATCTATTACATTGCTTACAGCATCGTGGTCGATTGTAAAGGACGCATTATACATTTTATATTGTGTACCGTCGGTTACGGTAGCTACTTCTACGGTTTGTGTTTTCGTAGCGATATCACCTATACCCATATAATAGCATACTAATTTTAGATCTACAGTATCACTTGGGCTCCCTGAAGCTAACAATTGAAAACTTAATTCTACTTCCATATCACTGGCTCCATCCCAATCACTGTGTACATCTGTGCTAAACTCTAGTGTTTCTCCTGCGGCGTTTAACTGCCACCCACACAAATTATTTGCAGAAGCACTAGTCCATGTTGCTCCGCTTAGTCCTGGATCGAAAGAAGCGAGAGATAGGTGGTAATATCTTCTGTATATAGAAGTTGTACTTCTTATGTGGTCGCCTATTTCTACAGTTCCGGTTACTTTTGCATTGCCGTCTACATGTAACTTTTCTGTAGGAATAGTTACGTTTATTCCTACATCCCCAGCTGCGTTTATTCGGATTTGTTCAGCTATCCCTCCTGAATAAGTATGAAATGCCATTCCTATATTCCCAGATGATTCCGCTATAGCTTGTATTTTTCCGACAACAACATTAGCAGTGGTAGTGAAATTAATACTTACATCTTCACCGGCCGATCCCATCCCTGTCGCGGAGCCAATTATGATAGCCCCACCATCAGCAATATCAAAAACGTGAAATTTGTCTTGAGGAGTGGCTGTATCTATTCCTACATTACCACCATTAAACACAAAATCACCACTACCAACTTCTTGAGAATTAAAAACCATGTTTTCGCCAGGATAGTCATAGGTAATACTTGCCTCGTCTGATCCTCCGAAATAGTTTTTTTGATTAGCGCTGTCATGGTATATGTGGCCTCTACCGATTATATTTCCTTGTACGTCTAATTTTTGCGTAGGAGAGACACTTGAACCAATACCTACGTTACCGCCATTAAAAATAAAATCACCACTACCTACTTCTTGGGAATTAAAAACCATGTTAGTGGCGTCATAATTTATACTAGCGTCGTTTGCTTCTCCGTAATAATTTTTTTGATCATCTTCGTTATGGTATATATGACCTCTTACTATAGCGTTACCCTGCACATCTAACATTTGCGTAGGTAAACTTGAACCAATACCCACTTGCTGAGTCGCGTCTATGTATACTGCTTGTGTACCAGAGGACTTCAATATCATTGTAGATCCAGCTTTATTCGCTCCTATTTCAAATGCGCCTCCTGTATAATTCCAGGCTATATAAGCACCGTTCTCTTTAGAAGGAGAACCAAAAAGAATAATTGAAGAATTAGCGTCAGGTGTTAGAATAGATAACCCCGCATCGTCATCTTCTTCAATAACTACGTTATCCGCAACGGTCAACGCGGTTACGGCTCCTGCGTCTTCTGTATATACATGCACTTTTCCTTCGAATTGTGCGTTTTGCGAATCATCTAAAGTTAGTGCTAAATCACTCGCATCTGTATAAAACTTCATTATAGCGCCAGAATTATCTGTTTTCAATTGCAAATGATCGCTGTCGTGGTTATATGTAATCGCTGCACCTATAGCATCAGAAGGAGACCCAAAATAAATAGAACAGTTTTGGTCGTCAGGAGCTAATATAGTCATTCCACAATGCGCTGAGTTTTCTAATACTAACTCATTGGCTGCAGAACTAGCGTCTACTGTTCCTGCACTACCTGAATATATATGCAGTCTTCCGTCCATAGTATCCGTAGTTATACCACCATTACCATTAGAATCCCAGATTAACCAACTATCTTCTGTACTGGCAAACCATTGCATTGATATACCATCCTTCATGAGATGGCCTAGTCTATTAGTGTCAATTGTAAAACCTAACTGACCAGCAATTAATGTGTTAGGTAGATCTGCTTCTAGAGCTTCTACTCTTATAATGTCAATATTTTGATTTCCCATTTATTATCCTTCTGTTATTGTGTCGCTTTGTGAACCAGACTCACTAATTGTTTCCGGTGCATCACCTGTTTCTATTATTAGTCCATCACCTGTTATATCTTCTATACCTTCGGCGTAAGTAGACACTAGAGTTAGTTCTAAATCTATTTTTGAATTGTTCATATCCACTGCTATTTTTGTCACCCATCCGTTTAAAGTTACATCATTTGTATATACTGGATCGGTAAAACTTATATAGTCTAATAATTCTGTAGTTATATTAGTTGAGGTAACAGGGATGCTTATATGTACTTGGTTTTTTGGTAAAGTAGTCCATTCAATTAAATTTTGTAAATATAAAATTGGCGCTGAAAAAGTTGGAATTACAGATGAATCGAACCCATGAAATGCAGAGGCGTCATTAAACCAATAACTCTTCATTATATTGTCCGGAGCATTTCTTACTATTTTTGTTTTTGTATAAGCGTAATGGCATACTTCCCACATTTTTCTTGATGTACCGTAAGATTTTAGACCTTCAACATATGTCATCCATAGTGGTGTTCCGCTTGGCTCTTTAAGTACCACTGCGAAGGTAATATCACCTGTAACTACGTAATGGTTATTAAATATCGCATCTTTATATTTAATTTCTGTCGTATCTACATCGTATACATAAGCGAAATACACATGCTCCGCGGCAGGAGCTCCAGAGTCTCCGTACATTACATAGTAAGTTATGTAATCACCGATAGATAAAGTACCTGAAACGTCGTCATCAAAAGTTATTGTACCTACTCCGTCTCCGTAAAATTTTATATTTGTCACATTCGGTGAGGATATTTCTTCAGCTTCTCCTTCAGTAGACGTGAGATAATCTGGAAAAACGGTTTGGTCTACATTAGTAATCCCTACAGCTTGGTCGAATTTTTTTGATCCTGGGTTATAACCCCAATATAATTTATATTCATTGTAACAATTTAAAAGGGATGTTTTTTTAAAGTTTTTTATAGAATCTTTAATTATATTTGCATCAGTATAAGAGGCTTGTATCGACTGAAGTTCTCTGAATGCTGTTACTTTCAAGTTACCGGTACGTTTCTGGAACATACCAAGAAAAGCAAACTGACATAATTCTTTATAATAATCTAATGAGTTTTTTTGCTGTGTTATTTGTCGGCCTATTTCCCATCCGTAGCTCCATTTTCGTGTGGTATCTATGTTACCGTAGTCAGGACTAGTGTGATGGATACCATCGTAATACTCGATCATATGCCTAATTGCATCATACACAGAATAAGTGGCGTCGTTCATATTACGTAATTCCCCGCCTTCTACTTTCATGAATAAGGCATTATTATTTGTTTTTGTTTGTTGGTACGAAAACACACCTAATTGACGTAATCGTATATCACTAATAGTTATATCGGTTGTTGAACTTATTTTTAAACGTAATCGCACAGCGCGCACAGATCTTTTTTTTATCATGTCTTTTAATTCGTCAGGAAATTGAAGGTATGATTTTACTGTGTTTCCATCACCGTCTAATTCCCCAAATAAAGAATCAGTTCCTGCAAGTCCTGTTGTGCCGTTTCTATAATAGTCTGTCGGGAGAAAATTCCACCTTATTTGATCGGTAAAGAGAGTATCTGATTCTATTTCATAGGTATATTGAGCGCCCATATTAGTAGTAAGTACATGCGCTCGTTCATACATGTCTATAAGCAAAAATTCAAAACCAATACCTACATCCTTAGTTTCAACTAACGAATCTACGTATACATCAAGGTCTATACCTATAAAAATTTCTTCTGAATCTCTTAAATCAAAATTTAATAGCTCTAAATCGAACACATGGTTTGTTAGTATATATGGGTTACTTGGTGTGCTAGCCGCTGTTACTATTAAAGTTTCCCCTGGATTTAGTATGTTATCTGTTTCTGAAGTTTTATTCATATCAGAAGCGTTAGCTTGGTTTGCTAAATATAAAAAATTAAACCCATCTAAGACGTAAAATTTACTACCATGTGGTACCATATAAATAATAGTGCCGTCTTTATTTACGTCCGTTAATAACAATTCTACACTATTTCTGTTATTTCTATAAGCCACACGAGTTACTAGTCCGTGAGCGTCAACCATGTCTTCTTTATCTCTGTCGTAGTTAAACATGAAGTATTGACCGTAATCGTCCTTTTTAAACCCTTCCACTTCTATATTACTGACAATATGTCTGCTACTAGCATCAATAATCCCAAACCACCATGTTTTGTCTACACCGTCTTTCACATTAGCCCATTTATACGTGTATTCGGTATTAAAAGTTGTGTCGTTAATATCATACTGAGACGCTAATTGTAGGCTTGTTCGGTAATACCATATCCAAGAATAGGTAGCATCTTGTTCCCATACAGAAGCAGAATTACCTATAATCTGAATTAATTTTTCAGTTTCTGCATTTTCTCCTGAAAGGCATGTAAGGTATGTATTAGCAAATTGATTTGCTCCGAATGATTTTCTCATAGTAATAATATCAAATTTTACTGATGCTTCGTATTCTAAACACGCACATACATATATTATATCCTCTGGTAACACTTTTATTTGCCCACCATGATATCTTCCTGTCGCATAATCTAAGGATAAGTCAGTACTGGATCCAGTTATATTAAATAGTTGCGCATAAGGAATATTACCTAAACATACCGGTATAGGATTACCATATGACGATTTTTTAGCCTTTGGATATACATTTGGCGCAATTTGTTGAGGAGGAAAGGTTTTGTGAATTTTTCTGTAATTTGACACGCATTTTATTTGTGTTTGTATTTCTTCATACGGGTCATTCTCTATTATGCCTGACCAACACGTATAGAATTTATCATCTATGACACAAAAAACAGTAATATCGGTATTCAATATAGATATATCAAGATCTTCTATTACTTTCCAGAATTTCATAGCATTATGTATTCTAAAAGAAAAGCCAGAAACTGTGCCGTAATTTCCTCCTTTTTCGATATCTATTCTTCTGTTAGGAGGGGAAAACCCTTTATCGAGGATAATTCCTTGATACCAAATATGTGTATTATTAGAATCATCCTCCCATACTGGATAAGTAGGAGATCCGTTATATGCCGGACGACCAGTTATGATTCTAATATACCCATCGGTTGTAAGGCCAATAGAGGTATTATAAGATCCTGTAACTTCTGTATTTATCTCTATAGCGTAGTTTATAACTGGCATTATATCGCCTCTGCAAGTTTAATTTTGATAGCCCAATAATTTAGGTTAATTAATTGGTCTTGAAAATCCAGCCAGTAAGTAGAAATCGGAGTAGTAGGTCTTTTAGTTCCAAAAATATTAGGGACTCCTTGTATACCTAGTATGCCGAGATAACTCCCTCTAGTGGTTGATAATAGCATCTTTCTAAATTTTGTAATTTCAACGTGATTCATCAGAAAAATACCTTCAAAAATACCTGAATCAGTGTTGTAGTCTATATAAGTAAAAGTATTATCATAAGTACTTATTTTTTTTAATGTCCAATTAGAATCTGCTACATATCCTATCAAGGGCCGTAAAGTAGGTAACTGAGCAGCGGTAGCATTATAAATATAAGGATCTTCTGTTAGTTGTAACAGTACACTTAAAGTAAATGTTTTAAATTGCTTTTGTTTTCGCTTTTTCCATTCTATTACGGTTACGTCGAGATCTGATGAGTAATCTATGTTTGCACCGAATAGTTGGTCATCTACACCATTAAATTGCATAATATTAAAGAAATTAGCCCCATTCTGTCGGTTATTTTCAAATTGATCAATAATGTTATCGATTTCAGCTTCATCTCCATAAAAATTTACGTTTTTCCAATTTTTATCCGCTACTTGTATCCATTTAATCGCGGGTATAGTTTTCGGTTTAGAGTTAAATCTTAAAACTCTAAAAGGGGTCATTCCTGCGCCGCTGATCCACATTAAAAGTCTACTCCTGATATTCTTCCCGATTCAGAAAGTTCAAGAAGAGTTTGCCGTACTTCTTCATTTCTATCCTGTAATGTAGTGTCTATCTGGTCTAATGTATCTTGAGTTACATTACCTTGTATATTAATTATTGTGCTTTCTATATTAACATTACTACCCATACTTTTTTGCTGTTGTTTTGTTAGTACCATTTCTCCTGGATTAGCTCTAACCAAATGCTGATCTCCAAAAGCTGATTTACCTGCTTCCTGTTTTACTATACCACCTTTAGCAAACTTCTGCGATGCTATTACCGCTATATTCGCCGCGGTCATAACTCCTTGAAGAATTAATAAGGGTATGGCAGCGGGTAATGGAGTTTGTGTTAATACTTTTGTAGCACCTAATGCACCATTAATTATAGCTTGTATAATAGATCTTCTTTTATCTTTCTCGAAAGCCGCTTTTTCTACGGCTTCAATTGCTTTCGCTTTTTCTTCCTCTGTTTTTTTTGAATTTTTAATACCTTCTATTTGTTGTTTTTTCTCTCTCGCTAATTTTTTATTTCCTATAGTGAATACTGCGTTACTAACTATCATAGCGCTTTGTATACCCGTGACCATCATTTGTTTACGAAAATTTTCTTCGTCGGCTGCACGCTTAGCAAGAACTTCTTCATTCTTTTGAGCTAATTCATCTAACCAAGCTTTCTTTTTTTCTAGCATTTCTAATTCACGTTGTTCTTCTTTAGCTTGGTATTCTGTCTGAATTAATTCTTTTCGTTCAAGATAAGAGCCATCTACTATAGACAACATTTCTTTATGGTTCGCAAACTTTTCTGTTTGGGCAGCGTACCATTGATCGAGAGCGAGAAGATCTCGTTCTTGCCCAGATACTTTCATTAATGCTGTTTGTTCTTGAATTTTTTGGGTTTCGGCTGCAAGTTTTTTTTGGGCAGCTATTTGTTTTTCAATGTTTATCCCTCTACCAGAAGCTATTGTTGATGCTTTTGTAACATTGGTAGTAGTAGTAGAGACCGAGGATTCGATAGCTACTTTCTTCGATCCAATACCCCTAAAATTTGCGTCGAGATTTTTTATTTCAGTATTAATAGTTTCTATATTATTCAAAGCGTCAGTCAAAGTGTCTTGACTAAATAGAGTACCTTTTTGAGCCTGCATAGCCAATTGGGTATTACGTATTTCTTCGTATTCTACTCTTAGTTTTCTAAGTTCTTGCATTTCGACTATAACAGAAGCGTTAAATTCATCTTGTTTTTTACGGTCTTTAGCAGATAATAAGAACTTCCATGCGTTCGCAAGATCTGTTATTTCTTGCATTACAGTTCTTAACGCAGGAGCCAGTACATTTTTTGTTGTTAATGCTAAACCTTCTAAAGCACTTTTCATTATTGTTGCCGCTCCTGGTAGAGAATCCAACATAGTTTCAGCCATTTGTTTAGCCGCTCCATCAGCGTTTTTATATTCTTCTGCTAACATAGAAACACTATCTGCGTTTTCTATAAGTACTTTCGCCGCTGTACTGGCTATTATACCAAACATATCAGTCGTGTCAGTAAGACTGAGATTCATTTTATTTAAGTCTTTTAATTTTTCTTCAACTGTAGTAGCTGAAGATCCAGATTTTTTTAATGCTTCAGATACTTTGCTGGATGAATCCGCCAATTCAAGAAATACTCGCCTTGTGGTAGTACCCGCCATAGAAGCATCAATTGCTCTGTCTGCTAACACTGAAAGTACTGCAGTTACAGCTTCTATTTCTTCTCCTGACTCTTTACCAATAGTACCTGCAAACTTCATAGCTTCACCGAATTTTACTGCATCTAATGCAGAAGAAGTAAAAGATTTCGCCATCACATTTACTACTCTGTCAGTCTCTTCTGCAGTAAGTTCAAATTGATTCAGAGTTTGAACAGTCATTTCGGCTGCGTCAGCTAAGTTAAGTTGAGCCATAGCAGCAAGATTTAGTATAGAATTTCCTGATGCTAATATTTCATTAACTTCCTGCCCTAATTTAGCTTGCTCTGTAAATGCATCTAATACTTGACTTGCTGTAAAAGCAGTCGTAGATCCTAAATCTAATGCTGCTTTTTCTAATGATTTAAATTCCTCTGTGGTAGGCTGGACTATAGCTTTTAATTTAGCCGAAGCACCGGAGAAATTAAAAACTGCTTGGGTAGTAAAATCAAAAGCTTTTTTCGTGGCAATTAATACTGTACTTATTCCTCCTATTAATGCTGCTCCTTTTAATAGAGATGGAGCCATACCTGAAATAGAAGATCCAAAACCTTTTGCGCTTTTTCCTGTTTTGGAAAATTTAGTGTCATTTTCATCAAGCTTTTTATTAATCTTTTTTAATTTTGCTGAAACTTCATCTACTAATTCTAATGCATATTTTACGGATTCTGCCATTGTTTTGCTTCTTTTAGTATTCTAATGTTTTTACTTTGTTCATTTATATCAATTTTATCTTGTTTGCATTTATCTAAATAGTATGTATAAAAATCAATCGCTTCAAAAAATTTAGGGTTTGTACTATTAAAGTTTAATTTTTGACATATTCCTTTTTTAATCTGGTTATATTTATTATACCAACTTTTAATCTGAGGTGATATAAAAGCTAAAGGACAAATAAAAAAACTGTACTCATCTATTACCCAAACTGGCATTTGTGTAGGCTGCTCACAACCTCTTTGTTTTTTTATTAGGTCATTCGTGCATTCACCACAATGACTTGTAATCATGCCAGAATGAATGCCAGCCAAAACTATAAACCCATCGTCTCCCCTGTGGTTAACCCTGAAATACTGGACAAACAGTAATATATAGATGATTGCGTAGTCTTTGGTATTGACTTCCAAGTACTAATAGATATACAACCTTCTTCTTTTTCTACCTTGATAAATTCATTTTTACCTAAATCATACAGTCGTTCTATGTCGATTACGTTAAACCGTACAGAATCATTTAGTTGCTTATTAAGTTCTATTTTTTTTGAATCGTCACCGTCTATCATTTTTTGAGCTATTAACACCGCATTATCTTTTTGTTCTTGGTTCCAAGGTTTTAGATGGAAAATAGGTTTGAAGTCTTCTGGAATATCTTTATTTGAAAACTCTTTAGGCGTATATTTTTCAATAGAATTTTCATCAAAAGGTAATAAACCCAACATTTTTTTTCTTAAATTTTTGTCTAATTTCATTTTACTATTCCCTGTAGTTAATGGTTGTTTTATATAAAAATAGTCATTAGACTTATCTAATGACTATTTCCGGAGTAAAATATATAAAAAAAGGTCTGTTATGCTCTAGCTCCTTGTAATATCTCAAAAGTAGCTTCATTCGGTATGGTTGCTAATATTGCAGCCAAACCATTATGATTCCTTTGACATATATAATTTTGTTCGTAATTTATTAATCCTTCTCGCTCTGCTAAAGAGTACGGCATTAATTGAGCTCTTGGTACATACACAGTTATATGTGAACTCGCTGTGGCTATAGTTATAGGGTAATTCGAATCCGCTAAAGTTCGAGCGTGAACATCATCTGTAGCAATAGTTAATTGCAAAGGATTAGTAGATATTCTAGGTTTTCTTGATGCAATATAAAAATACTCATATCCTGTGACTTCAGATTGATCTATTACAGGTTGTATATCATTACCTATATCTAATGAAAAAGAAGATATAAACTGTGTTACACTGTTAATAGTTACGGCTGCATTTAGTAGTTTTTCGGCTAAAGGTGTTTGCATTCCTGTGGGTTCTGGGATGTTAGCATTAGCTACTGTTACCATATCAACATACTTACCTGTAAAAGTACAATTAACCATCAATTTTCCATTATTTTCTACACTCAAGACAGGGTTTCCTGCACATCCAGCAAAAAGATATACTTTAGAATCAGGAGTTGCACCACCTAGGTCCATATCGAATACTGCAATAGTTAGTGTATTTATATCCATTTGTTTTAAAGGCTGCCACCCTATACCAGTTGCACCGTAAGCGTTTTCATATAACCCGCATCCTTGAAGTATTTTACTCCAATTAGGAGAGGTATCTACAGCGCCACCCCAATGAAGAGGAAACGAAAAAGTTATTTGACCAGATTGTTTTCCTGTTAATCCAGATAATTCACCATGATCGCCTGTGGATATATTTGCCACATCTTCATCGAATTCTATATTTGGGGAAATTCCAATGTCATATATACGGTTGTTAAACTCCGCATCAGCGGGAAAAGACGCAGCTAAATCCCATTCCGGGGTTCCCGGTGAACTTTCTTCTTTGCAAACTGCGAATCGTAAATTTTTACTCGTAAAAGCCATAGTTTAACCTTCCTATTATGTTCTATTTATTAATATACTATATTATTGATTGTTTTTCATATTTATTGCGAAATTATTTCAGGGTTTTCTCTGTCTTGAAAATACCACACATCTAACTCTACTCTTAATATTACAGGAGTAAACCTGTCTCCTTTACGTAGTGTGTCTTCTATTATATCAGAACCCTTATACTGAACGTTAGATGCATACACTGAGTTAAGAGAAGGGTATTTACCAAAAACACGTTTGATATCTTCTTGAGCCAAATATAATCTTTTTCTTGCATCGAATTTAGGCTTAGAGCTTTCAGAGGTTAATTGAACCCGACAATCTATATTGTATGTGGCTTTATTGCTGTATGCTCCTGCGTGCACCATATTTACATCGTCGTGATTTTCTTCAGCTACAAAATATACACAGGCAAAACAACCATAAGATGTGTTGTCTTCCAAAGCTCTATCTTCAAAATTTACTGCGGCCCAGTTGAGTCTATAACCACCTACAACAGTTAACCCAGAAAGAAAAGTTTCTATTTCTTGTTCTATAAGTGATATTATTGGGTCTGCCATAATATATTACCACAAAGGCCAAATTTTTCCGGTAAAAGTAGAACCGGAAGTAAAAATCGATCTTATACGTTCACCCACGAATTCTCTTATATTACCTTGCTCTTCACTCACAAAGAAAGGAAGTGTTGCTTTACCTCCGCCTTCATATTCAACTGCAAGGTTACCTGAACCTTCTCCTAATCTAATAGCGGACATTATTAAACTAACTCCGTCACTATTGATTGGAGTGAAATCATTTGAGGAGACATCTATACCTCCTGTAGCGGTGTAATCTGTATCGCCAACATGCAAACAATCCACTATTTGAGTCGATTTACCAAATTTTCTTTCGCCTAAATTTATTATTGCACTTACTGTCATTTTTATATTCTCCTATAGTCCTAATCCTTGAGGAAAAGCATTAGCACCAAAATTTTGATTGTTTTGCCGTAATAGACCACCTCCTGAAAAAGCGCCTATAAAATTGGCTAATATATTTGGTTGATAAAACATCGCATAAGGTTTTTTATAAATACTGTAAATTAGGTTTTCTGGTAAAGCATAATTATAAAAATATAAATAATACATTATACCATGAGCTGACCATAAAAGATTGTCTTTATCACCTAAAACACTTAAAGTATTGTGTATTGTAAAATTATTCCAAGAAGAAGCATTAGCGCTCCCGGAAGGTGATATATGTTTGCCATCTATATTAATTAACATTTTATCAGTACCAAGTAAATTTTTATTTCTATTCCATTGTAAAGTAATTTGATGCCCTGAAGTGTTCCAGTTATTTAGATTTTCTGGAGCGATATAAATATAATGTAAAGATCCATCATTTAATATAAAATAATAATAACTACCTGTAGTACCTTTATATGATAAAAAATCACCATAATTGTTAGAAAGACCGGCATTGCTAAGAAGTCTAAAATTAGCAATAGTAGTAATATCTTGAAAACATTTAAATTTAAATATAACTGTGCCTACTTCTGAATTTACTAAAGCATTATTTATGTTACTTATTAAACCATAATCAGAATTTGAATCTGAAGAATACCCTTTAGGTGTACAAGTATTACCTATAATATTCATATTTAAACTATGACCGGTTCTATCATAAACAAATTTACTATTATCGTTCATTGTATACGCAGCCCCAAGACCTTTAGCATGAGGGTGTGATTTATTTAAAAAACAAGGTGATCTTAAAGGTTTTTGATTCATTTTTTAACTCGTTGCTATCTCAAAACGCCAGTAATACCCTTTAACTTCGATATCAAAAGTATCATTAGAGCTTTCAGATTGCATAGAAAACCTGTAATGACCCGCTCCATACTGTAAAGCATCTATAACATATGAATATATGTCCTCACTGCCGTCATTATCTATCTCTATCTCATCAATCAGGATTTCATTGTCGTCCCAAGAAGATGTATTATTACGAAATAATTTTAATATTAAATTATCAGTAGATCCTGACGCATCAAATTTAAAATTTATGTTTATTCCTGTTTTCGCAATAAGGTCTATATTTTGAGTATACCCATCTGTATCGTCTACAGGAGCAGTATTGTCTAAATCAGCATCTGAACCACTATATAAATTAGTTGCATATAAAATGGTCGCGCTATCATCAAATTTTAATTGTGGATAATTAGCCATGTAAATTTACCTTTATTATTTAGATTATTGGTCCCATCCTGCAAAATCTGAAAACATACTATTTACAGCAAATTCAAGCTCACTATCTGTCGGTTCTGATCCACCATTTATGGTGGTAGCTATCGTAGCATTTGTTACAACACCTACTGCATATTCATATATGCTCGCTGTACCGTCTAATATATCGTTTGCGTAAGCTACTCTCGCTACGTGTTCGTCTCCTATAGGTAATTCTTCCCCTAAAACCGCTAAAGATGCTTTTTGCATGAAATATTTTATTTTTGCTTGAAAACCATTTTTATCTTTTGCTCGGTTCATACAATTTAATGATATTGCCATAAGTGAGTCCTTTAGATTAAGAGTGTTTGTAAATTTTTTATTGTTTATTATGTATGTTGTGTTTTTCTTTTTTTTTATTTTTAAATGTTTATATGCGTAATTAAGTAATTCTGTATTACAAAATTTAAATTTTTGCGCTTTTACTTTCTTTTGTTTTATTTTCTTTTGCGTTTTTATTTTCAAGATATACTATCCTCTGTATAAATACCCTGCGTTAGAAGCTGTATTTAGTCTAGATGTAATATCATTCATTAGTATATTTTTTGTAATTCGACCTTGCATTATATCTACCTTTTTACGGTATATTTCGTATTTAACCATATATTTTTCCTCATCTGCTAACGAGTTATCATTCATACCCATCTTATCAAGAAATAATTCCATACAAAACCAATTTACCGCATATCTTTTTAAAAATGTATTAGTAACGTAGTTGTTTACATCTACTGCTATATCGGATGAATCCACTTGCTCGCCTTCGGCTAACTCTTCTATATGCTCGTCTACTGCGGTATGGTAAGTTGAAAAAGAGGAAGTGAATTGTTTTGCTAACATATCACGTATATCTGAATTTGCAATATATGCCATTATTTCATTCGATTCATTTTTTGTTTAATTAATTTTTTTAATTGTTTGGTTTTTTTTTCGAAAGGTTTTTCAAGAAATTTATCTGCCTTCCAGGAATGAAAACCCCCGTGAATCCATTTACCGTAGTCTGCTATTCTGTCTTCTAATTTGAATACTGAAATTATTTTGTTTTTTGATATTTTAATATGGTTCATTACAGAACGTTCTAAATCACCGCTTCGAGGCTCAAATTTATGGTGTGCTTTAGCCTCTAACACTATATCTAATGAAATATTTTCAACTAAATTTTGAAGTTTTTTAAAACCAAACTTAGAAAAAGGAAACGGATCTTGTTTTATCTTTTTAAATTTAACAGTCATTTTGTATATAAAAGTAGGGTTAACCGTAAAGATTACCCCTACTCTCTATCTATCAACCATTAATCAGGTAATTCGAAAACGCTTAATTCGCCTGTCATACCGGCTGCTACTGTAAATTCAATCGACCCGTCACTATTGACGTGTCTTGCACCTTCGAGATTGATTGCAAAGGGGATATTCTGAGGAAGAGTAAATGTTGAATCACCCTGCCCTAATGCATATCCAAAATCTGAAGCTTTGAATGTAATATCTCGTTGAGTAGCAGTATTTTTTGCCCAAACCACAAGATTTTTTTCACGACCTATTCCTGTAATTTCGTGTTCTGTAGCTCCAGCTAAAGCACTCATATCTGACGTAAAAGTGCCCGCGCCCACGTTTGAAGTTAATTTAGTTACGCTTATTGTTGACATTTTATATTGTTCCTTTAATATTTACGTTAAAAATGATCAAGGGTTATTGTCCTTCTGCACCTTCTGTAACATAAGAAAGCATTAATTGATCTGGACGTACAGTTTTAAGACCGTATACATATAGGGTTTTGATATAATCTTTGAAAAAATTCTCCCTACGTCCTGGTTCCATTCTGGTAATTTGATCTGCAAGCGTAATACAATTTCTATTACCTGCCATTACTCTAAATTTAGTAGAAGTATCAGATACGTTATTTGATATCAAGATATTAAATCCGTAAGCATTTTGAACTTCACCCTGGATATATGTACCGTCATTATTTACACCACGAGGGTTAACGATTTTGTCCATTACCATTTTTTGGTGTAACCAAGGAGGTACAATTGTAGATTTAGGAAGAGAATCAGGTAATTTTCCTTCAACTGCTCGTCTACCTAATCGAGCAAGCCATTCACTTACTTTTACAGAAGTTCCCCCGCCATCTACTGTGATCTCAAGCGGTGTACCTGTAGTACCTAAAGCTGCTTGTCCTGATCCACCAAAAATACCTGCTTTTGAGTACTCGGCTGCTATAGCCTGGTCTCTAAGGTCTAGGAATTCATATGTACCGTGCTCTATACCTTTTGCCATCAATTCCCCACCATTTGCAACTTGAGCTTTATCAATATCGTCAACTTGAATAGCAAAGTATTTTTGTTGATCGATAAGTAAAGATTGACTAGTAGAGGATAAGTCTTCGAAAGTAACACCTGTTGCTTTAACGTAGTCACCAACAGAAGGTGAACTTATCTGATTTATTACTACGGTATCCCCACCATTCCTAATTTCGCCTTCATAATCTCTATTCGTAAGTGCCGCGAAATTGTGGTTGTTTTTTAGGATAGGTAATGTTTTTGCGATCCACATTTGAGGAATAAAAGAATTCCAACTCATACTGTTATTTACCTTTCAATTTAATTTGATTGCTCTTGAACAACTTGCATCATTTGTTTATTTTGATCTGGCGACAATTCTGAAATTTGTTTTGCCGACATAGCTTTTATTTGAGCAATATCTGTTATTTGTTTTGGTACTTGAAAATTAGTCCCTCCAGGTTTTGTTTCTGCACCGGATTTTGACTGATTTTTAACTTGATTCGGGTATACTTTTTTATACTCTCCAACGATTTCATTTATTCCAAAAACTATATCTCCATCGTCGAGTTTAAATCCCGTTTTATCGTTTTCAACTATAAAAGGGTTTTTGTTTGAATTAACAAGAAGATCAAGTACAGTCTCCCCATTCGAAATATTATCTTTAAAAACAGATAGCAAAGAATTTATAATCTCTTTTTTCTCACTTTTATTTTTTAATTCTGCGTTTTCTCGGTCATCGTTTTCACTCTTCTTTTCGAGCTTTTCAAGTTGCTTTTGCAGTTTGATATATGGAAGCTGCTTAGTAAAATCAACATCAGTTGAATTATTAGCTTTTAATGATGCTATGAAATCCGATACTGATTCATTTATATCTGCATCTTCTGCTATATCCAGCCCGTTTTTTGAAAGAGCTTCTATCACGGGATTCTTTTTTGATAACTTTGATTCAGCTTCTTTTAGTCTAATCCGAAGGTTCTTTGCTTCGTTATTAGGTTTTGAAAGCCTAGTTTTAACTGCGTTGACTGCATCCTCGCCGAAATCTTCACTTTCAGATAACTTTTTCATTAATTCTTCGAAATCCATTTATATTCCTTTCTAAAGGACCGTTGGTTAATAATTGATAGTAGAGGCATAATACCCCTTCATTATATATGGAATATATCGGTGATAAAAAAATAGTAGACATTATTATAAAAAAGGGGTATAATTAAATAACGTTAAAACTTAAACAAAGGAAATAAAAATGGATAACTTAGGAACTTTTTTGATGGTTTTGGGACTCGGAATATTTTTCGTAGGTTTAGTAGTGTTTTTATCAGATCAATCAAGATTCTTTTTTGGTCGTTTTCCTACAGACCCAATTATTCACGTTCTTGATGAATCTCAATTTGAGATAGATAGGAGTTAAAAATGAAAAAACAAATAAATATTTTATTATGTAAATTTTTAATGGTTATTTACCGTTGTTTTAGTCACTTATTGCTAAAACCATTACACGCCCATTACAACGTAAATACAATAGGTACAAAAAGTTACTCATATATATTAACTGTAGTCACGGGTACACATGTAGATGAGTTAAGTTTTAAGCTTAGAAAAACAGTAGGATTGTTTATATATGAAAATAAACCGAAGGTAGGTGATGCCTTTTCTATTGAAGACTTAAATAATAAACTTTTATTCGCTAAATACATAGCTTATAAACAAAAAGAATAACACTTGTAATAATTAAAAACAAAAGGAGTTAAAAATGGGTAAGAGAGAATGGAGCATTTCTAAAGAAATAAATTTAAACATTAAAATAGAAAATCCTAAAACAAAAATTTTTATAATTGAAACTAGTGAAGACGGTATAGACATAGAATGGTTATTAGGTTATTTACCTCAGAATATTTGTGATTCAAACTTTAATATTGAAAGAGTACAGTAATAACTTGTAATTATGTAAAACAAGCAAGAAAGGTTGTAAAAAATGAAAAAACGTTTAATATACAGAATTGCAGAAAGTAAATGGTATGGGATTTTTATTATCGCTATAGGAACATTAACCGCATTAATTTGGGTAATTGCGACCATATTAAAAAGCACAGGGGTATAATATAGTATTATATGACAGAATTACTAAGTCGTCGGTTTTCTAATCTTATGAAATTTATTAGTCAAAAAAGGTATTTCACCTTTTTTATTTTCAAGGGTAGGTTTTATTTTTACGAATTTATTAATTTGACGCGTCCGGTTAACTTTCTTAGTACGCTGTATTTGATTGTTAGTAACAGGAACTAAACTACACATGCATTGAACGTGATAGGGGAAGGGAGGAACTTTTCCTTTAGGGAACACCCCTTTTCCCATTCCATATTGATTCACACTGTGGTGTACGTCACAAATATCTATGATTTTATGTCTACTGGACAATACAGATCTCACACCAACTATTCTTTCATCTTTTTTAGCATTATACAAAACAGCGTTTCCGTAAGCACTTGCTATTTCTGTTCTTGCAATACGTTGAGCATAGTAATGAGTTTTCGCTTTTATGGCTCTTTCTATTCCTTTATCTAACCCATCTATAGATCCTTTTTTAACCTGCTTAATAATATTATTATACGCTTTTTGTAATCGAGGGGTTTTATATCCGAGATTAGTTAATTTATCTATTTGTTTTTGGTATTTCTTTACTGACTTATTAAAATCTGCAATTAAAGCGGGATCTTGAAGAGCTTTTTTCCCTAATCTAACAATTTCATTCATGTATTTTGGGAGCTCAACAGGAAGGTCTTTTAGCTTATATATTTTTTGAGCAGATTTTTGCCAGTTAACGGAATGGCCTAAATTTTCTTTAAGTATTGAAGCAATACCTACTTTAGTCTTTTTTATGTTTTTATGAATTCTCTCGCTTAAATTTAAATCATCTTCAAACCAATTGTTTTTTAGTAACCATTTTTTTGTGGTATCGTATGTTACTTTAGACCCTCCAACTACAAAAGCATCAATAGAAAGGTCTATTATTACGTTCGTGACTCTTTTTTCTATTTGATGAGTAGAAAATAATTTATTTATTAAAGCGTCGATGTTTTTTTCTGTGAAGTTTTGCTTCTGTAACTCTTTAATAATTGGATCTAATATTTTTTCATATTTTTTTTTGAACTCATCAAAAAGTTTATGATTCGGATTCGGCATTATTTTCTACGTCCTGGTCGTTTTCAAATTCAGGTTCTTTATTTTCTTCTAACCAAATTTGTAATTCTTTAAGTCCTTTTTCATCTTCTGGATAATCTAACATGTATTTTTCTTCCCACATTTTATCTTGGTAAGGTTTCGGACACCCTGGAATTTCTATAGTTTCTTTTATCTCTTTGTGTCTCTCTGCATCTTTATTAGGCTTAAAATCTCGTGGATAAGTTATCTCATATTTAATGTTTTCATTGGTCCAATCATTAAACAACGATACTATTTTTTTTTCTGTGTCTTCAGCTAACCGAGAAGAGTCTCGTAGTGTAGACTCGTAAGCAAAAAATTCAAAAGCATAAGCAAGACCAGATTTTGCGTCTTTGCTTTTTGTAACTCCTTGAACCCCGCTTTGTTCTGCTACAGCAATTAATGACTCCATTGTGGAATTACGTTTCTCAGAAAGTGCCGTAACTAATGATGGGTCCACAGAAATCATTGCCGGTGGATGTCGGGAATCCGGTGGAAAGGTAAGAAAGTTATTTGTTCCAATTGTTTTATCTTGGTCTTCTCCACTTGGATCATCAGGAACAGTAAGGATACCAAAACCTTGGTCCCTCTCAACAGTTCTGCCTTCAGAATCCTGGTTGAAAATTGTATGGTTAACTTTCACTAATTGATATCGGCTAGGTTCAGCAAATAATTTTTTCGGGTTATCTAATATTTCTTCATACATCAAAAAACAAGGTAGTCTACCTAATAGATTAGGTTGCGTTTCTATTATATTGTATTTAGATTCAAAAGCGTCACAATCCTCTGCACTTTTATTTTCTCTGTATAGAACTGTCTCTTTATCGCTCCATTGTCTGTATATATTTACCGACTCTTTATTCTCGTCTTCTTCTGTATGGTCGAAGTACATAACAGTTAATAACTTACCAAATTCATCAAATTTAGTACCATCAGAGTTAATTTCGTATGCTTTTTTTATATAACAATAAGGATGTTTTTTGTTTTTGATTAATTCTGTACGTAATTCGATACCGTCGGTGTTTTTATTATCTACCACTACTAAAACCATGCTATGCATTCTAACATATTTCACTACTAATTTCACGAATTCAGTAAGAGAACCTCCCGATGAAGTGCAATCTAACTCGAAATTATCAAACATATCATTTTTGGTGTCACGTACAATTGGCTCATTAAAACAAGCTTTATACATTGCAGTAACAATAGGTCGTATATAATTCGTATAATGCGAGTATTGTCTCCTTTTTCCATAGAAAATTTCTCGGTGGTGGGCAACTAAATATGTACCAGTTTTAAAACCTCCAGTCCCTTCAAATGCTTCCTCCACAAGTTGATAAGGATTTACACGCATTACATTAATTGCATCTGCGCCTGAGTCTATATCTGGGTGTTGAGTATCGCCTGTTTCATCAAAAGAGTTTTCTTTAGCCATTTTAATTCCTTTTATGTGAGTATACTATTAATATATCCGTTTTTCACCTCGAAATCTTGGTTTTTTCTTAAACACATGGTAGAGCATCGCTAAACAATCTACCATATCATCGTGCACTCCGTTAGGGAACAGAGCGCATTCATTTATAAATGCTTGGTTCCACGGAGCTTTAATAATGTAAACGTTTCCTGCTTCAAACAAAGGTCGTAAAGGATCTGCTTTAGCTTCTTTGTTTCCTGTCAGTGTCATAGGTACAACAGTTCTGCTACCCATTAACACATCTTTTATGATGTTATAAGTATCCTTGTACGCCCCAAAAGTTTCTTTATACAAAGGGTAATTATATTGGTGTAAATAATCTATAATTAATTTGTTACGTTTTACAGCTTTTTCACGAAAACGCAATATATCTGTTACAAAAATTTTTGGAGTAGCCCCCTCATATATCATTCCTCCTCGCAGTAGCACCGTATAATCAGGATCTGATTTTTTCTTTTGATCTTTTTCACTTGAGGCTAAATCACATGTGATTACCTGCCTTATATTTTTTAGTTTGTTAATTACTTGCATAAGGGTATACTTTATTGTTATCTATGTCCATAATCTGAATTCCGTTGACTTGAAACAAATTACCTCCTCTAAGAGTAGGTGATTGCTGGTATAAAGACATCCAACCGTACTCTCCTAATATCTCTTTTTGTTCTTCGTAGAATTGTTTAGAGTACAATTCCGGGAAAAGATATTGTTCTGGGTAATCTTCGTGCTCTGCAGGAAAGGAAAGTATTTCTGCTTTCGGGAAACAAGGATTTCTCTCCATAAGATCTTTATATCGTCCGATTAGATCATCCACATCCCATTGTGTTGCTAACATAATAAAAATAGAGGGATCATGTCTTCTAGTCATCATACCATCAGTGAATTCACTCCATACTTTTTCCCGTATTACAGGGCTGTCAGCATCTTCTCGGGTCCGAAAATAATCATCTAAAATTACGCAATCACCGCCGTTTCCTGCTATACCAGATTGAATACCAAACCATTGTGCTTTTCCTATCCCGTTAGATAATTCCCAATTTTCCACACTTTGTGAATCACAAGCCAACTCTATATCATACAACTCTTTAAATTGTGCGCTATTTTTAACTAAATTCCTTCCAAACCTCGAAAATTTATACGCTTGTTTTGCTGTGTGAGAGGCTATAACTAATTCTTTTTCTGGGAATTCCCCTAGAAATCTAGGAGGTAAATATCTAGAAATTATGTCACTCTTGCCGTGTTGTGGTGGCATCTGAACTATACCAAACGTGCTTTTTCCTCTACGGTACTCTGAAAAGGCATGGTCAATGTACTCACAAATAGGTTTGGTGTGTTGCCCTACTATAAAAGGGGAAGTTTTTTTGTTTTTTACCCAACAATATTTAATAAATTCTAAATGCTCACGTCTCGCAAGTTCACGCTTTAGCTCTTTTTCTTGGTAGTCGAAATCTGACATATTAAAGTTTGGGTTCCCAGGTCTTACAAAGGCCCGGTCGTATTGAATCATCACCAAACCTTACTACATAACTTTCATTTAAGCCTATACGTTTAAAAGTTCCAGGCAGTACTATCTTCGGTAAGTCATGTGCCTCAGACCACTTACACTTACCGTGACGCACAGAAGTAGGTGCTTCTTTTTCAGGCCATATAGGTTCATATTTACATGTTAAGCATATTTTACTCATACGTTACCCCTTTAATATCTTGATTAATTTTAATGATTGTTTTATATCTCCGTTGGACACACTTTTAAGGCTTTCTTTAAAATCTATTCGAGCACTTTTTTCTGTAGGTTTATTCATACCAGGAAACATTTCACTTTCACTAAGGTTTACATCCCCAAAACCACGTTTCTTACCTTTAGCTTTCAGATAAGTGATTAACTCATTTCCTCCGTTTGCGAGACCTAAACGTAAAAGCATGCTTTCTGCTCGATCCACAAAACCTTCACATATTTCCCAAAAACGAATACGAAAATCTCTATCTTTTTGGGCTAAATGCATTACTTGCCAACGGGTTACACCTACCGTTCGGCAAGCGGCATTAAAATCTCCAAAGCTATTTTCGAATTCTTCAAGAAATAAGTCTGATTTTTTCATAATAAATACTTATATAATAAAAGTTTTTTCGTGTCCTATTTCAACACCTATATCCACATGTACTTTAAATCCTTTTTCTTTAGCCAACATACATAGAGATGTGTCGTCACCCATGAAGTCAGTTATGTCTGTTCCAGGTACTTTAAAAGGTACAGGTCTAAACCACGGGTATCCTATTTTCTCAAACACACCCTGTTTAATCAGTAAAAAGCCTGTTCCAGTGTACGCAACTTCGAGAAGAAAATCGTCTAATTCTGCTTTATTCTTCAATTCTCCTCTTAACTGTTCTATTACTGAAGGCGTAAGAAATTGAAATTGACTGTTATTAGCTTTATAGTAATCCCAATCTAAATCTGTTACAGTAGCATAACGTTTATTGTCCGCCATTTTATATAACGCTCCGACTATATCTTTGTCGTGGCTTATTAACCTTTTCAATGTATTATAATTAGGTATGTTATCACTATCTAACCATAGGATGTATTTATAATCTATACCATTGAAGGGTTTTTGATCTTTACCTTTTAAATTGTTACCTAATAAACAGCTATTACGCACGTAATACAAATTAGGATTATATTGGTTAAAAAAAGCCAATTTTAGACCGTCTTGCATAGATTGAATAACTAAATTAGTCCATGCCGCCAGCCAATTATTTGAGAATTCTTTTCCTGGAATACAAATAACTACATCAAAAGAAGGTCTCTCTTTTTTTTGTAAATCTGTTATTTTAGTTTTAGTATTCGTATTTTTTTTGGACATATTCAATAAACTCCTCTGTTAATGATTGACGTAGATTTCTAGTTTTAATTTTATGTATTAAAATTAAATCATCAAACCAATTTTGTGGGTATCTCGATAAAAATATTTTAGCGTTTTTTCTTAATGCAGATCCGGAGTCTTGGCTATAGGATTGGTTCCCGTGGTGGTACACGAAATTATATTTTAAAATTTCAGCTTGAAAACCTAATAGTTTAGCACGTAAAGAATAATCGTCCTCACTGCCGTAATGAGGAAAATGTGTTTCATCTAGATACCCTACTCTTTGGAATACTCTATTTGATATTATATAACAAAACCCGTTGATAAGATCCACTTTTAAATTATCGCCATTATTTTCCATGCAGAATTGTTCTATGTTTGGTAAGTCTTTAACATCAGCGCATATCATAGATTGGTATGCTGCATTATTGGAAATTGGGCTACATAAATCCTGTGTCCCTATACCATCAAGCCATCCATGTGTTACTATTGTGTCCGAATTAAGCCACACATAATATTCTGAATCTTGATTAGCGGATTGCATTCCACTATTTATTGCTCTTGAAAACCCAGGATTTTTATCATCCCTAATTATTTTAAGTTGTTGGTACTCAAATTGAGATGTATAGTCAAGATGCCCGTAGTACTCCGAAAGCTTTCGGTTAGATCCTGAATCAGATAATACTATTTCATACTGGTCATTGGTGTTTTTTAAGACACTTTGTAGGCACTGGTCTAGTAAGCCAAATTGATCATGGACCGGTATGATTATTGAAAATTTTAAATTTGTTGCCATAAACTTTCATTCTGAAAATGGTTGATTTTTTTTATATAAGTATTTTTAAAACCCTTAGAATATAGATAATCGAATACATAATCTTGCGTAGTATAAAACCCATATAAATTAGAGGTTATGTGCAAATGCGTAACGTACGTGAAATCTATATCAAATAGGTCATTATATCTATTTAAAATAATAAAAAAACGCTGTTTTAGCCGAAATAATTTACTGTATTTAGCTATAAAAGAAGTGTAAGACGATAAAAAGTAAGGTAAAAAATACTGTCTGCATTTTTTTTTTATTTTATAGTTATCCCCTATTATATATATTTGATATAAAGGAAAATTTATCGTCTTACATATTTTTATTAATTTCTTGAAGTCATAATTTATAGAAGGATTTACAACAAAAATATGTTGGAAGTCGTTAACCATAAAAAGGAAACCATTCCACCTTACATCTAGAAATACCTACTTTATTTATTTGTAATTCTACGATATGGAATCCTGCGTGATTAGTCAGTCTTTTACTCCTCATCCAAGTAGACTGAGAGCAAACTGCACCTGCACTTAATACGTGAATATGCCTTTCAAAGAAATACCCCTGTTTGTGCACGTGTCCTGTTAATAATATATCAGGTTTTTCACCTCCTGTAAATGACTCAATAACTTTTTGAAGTCTATAACTTGTGGCGTAACTTGACCCGTCTTCTCCGTGCCATACCCTGAGTTTCGCACTATTAAGCTTGATATCAGCACAATCATGCCCTAAAAACTCTGCAAAAGGTAACTCTTTAGCAATATCTTTTACTATTAACGCTCCATTTGATTTAATATACCACCTATCGTGATTTCCATCAATGAAAAACATCTTAATTTTTGAGTTATTAAATTTAGCAAGTATTTCAATAGTGTATTTTTTTTGCTGATCATACCCCACATGAGTAAGTTCATATACGTGCCCTGGCCGATTACTCATTCCTTCTACTACATCACCGCAATGGCAAATAAATTCACACTGCTCTTTTTTAAATTGAATAAATGCTTCCTTTAACCATTCTTCATGAAAAAATACACTTCCTATATGAGTATCAGATATAACACCAAACTTTATCTTCTTCCCTGTAAAGTTAATTTTCGGGTATTTCGCTTCAATTGGTTTTTCATGCAATTTCCCACTTTGTAGAATAGTTTGTATTTCTTTTTTTGAAAATTCCTTTAAGAGTTTTTCTGATAGTTTTTGGTTTTTTAAAGGTATATTTTGCGATTTTTGGGTTTTTTTTAATTTTTTAATAGGTAATTTTTTAGCTGTCATATTATATCTTTCTGTATTTAGTATCTATAGACGAATATGTTCTCTCAGGAAAGAACTCGGCCATTAACTTTTTATTTCCGCATATTGTTGAGACGTAAATTCCCGCTTTTTTTAATGTTTTTAAATAGTCTACTTCTTCAGTTGACCACCATTTATTTTTATTATGTACGCTTTTTATAATATTATTTAATTCTTTAGTTTTTTGCATATTATACCTTCCTATCTATTGCTTGAAATTTCTCGCCTTTTTTTCTTCCCCAATACCACCTTAACTTAAGCATATTACTTCCATCAAGTAAATGTTCCAAATTTTTATCATCGTCGAATAAATCAAGTCTTTTTTTACACTCCCCTGTTAAATCGTAGTTATCAAAATTTTGGTCTTCTATCGGTCCATAACGGAAAGCACCCATTACTAATCTATTGTTTGCTAACTCATCAAACTCAGGGACTTGTTGTTTTTTCCTTAACTCTTCTAATGGGGGAAGTTTCTTAATGGTAGGTTTCGGTATTCCCCACATATCGTTTAAAAAATCCCTCTCACTCCAAGTATTATAATCGTTCATATGTTTTACTCCTTTACAGTATAATTTTATGGATGATGATGGCGAGATAACCCAATGTAACGAAAATATTAATTATCGTGGTTTTATACAATCGCAAAGAAAATGTGGATGTCGATATACCCACCATACCTACGAATGTTACTACTAAAAATTGCCAATCTAATTCTACAACATTGTTGTTTATGTTGTATACTATCTGGGCGAGTATACCGTAAAGAAAACCAAATCCTCCAACACTCATTACATAATCTTGCCATCCTTTTTTCATACACTTTACTCCTTTGTAAAATTAACTCATGAGATCTATAAACTTTTTATCAAACTGTTTAAATGCTTTTTTCCATTGTTCATCTTTCAGTAATTCTTTTTTAATACACCCATATGTCTTATTTCTGTTAGGGCTTATATGGTCTCCTGGAAGAATTCTTTCATTATCCTTCGTGAGTTCTTCAGGCTTTCCGAAAGCCTCTAAAATAAAACTATAAAGAAAACCTTCATCACCTAAAGTGTTAATATCTCTTTCGAAATTTTCATGATCTTTTTTAAAGATAGCTAAAAATTCTTGCAATTTCAGATAATATTTATTATTATCAACAAAATGGATTCCAGAAAGCTTAAGTTGATTTTCTCTTACGAAATTAAAAAAGCAAGTATTATTTCTTTCCATACCTTCTAAATTATTCTTTATTGCTTTTTCATACTTATCTCCGTCTTGTGGGAATACCCGTAAAAAACGTTGAGTATGTGGTATAATATTTTTCATATCGCTCTGAAAAATAACAAATCTATCAGAGATAAGTTTGTCAAATGTATTTTCTATATTTGCTATTTTTTTACCGTACAGATCGTAAAAACTTTTAGTATCTTCTACCATTATTCCTATATCTGCGTCTGTATTCTTTAACGCACTAAACAAAAAAGGCAGAACAAAATGATAATAATTTTGGTCTGCGTAAGTAAAAAGATATATTTTTGGTTTATTTTTCATCCTTTTTCCTGTGTTTAAAATAATTTTTAAATTGGAGAGTACATTTTGCTTTATATTTATTTTCTTCAATTTGAACCTTTCTTCACTTGTCAGAAAAATCTTATCGTAATTTTCTCTGTACTTTTTCAGATCAGTTTGCATTTGTTGTGTTTTTAATGCCATACATTTACTCCTTTTTACATTACTTAAGTATTTTGTGCACCAACTTTTTATATTGTTTTCGTTTAAACTAATGGGTTTTTCAGGTGAACCTAAATCCATTTTTCTGTTACCTCGTTATTTCTATATGGGCCATAAAAGATATTATTATAATTGATAGCTGTTTGAGACCACATGTTGTAATTAAAATCTTGAAGATTTCTATATATAACACATCGGCATTGAGAACACATTTGTTGCCCTCTGAAATTATATTCCCATAAACTCGCGCCATGACTGCACCCATAATTAATTTCTTTTTTCAAATTTTACTCCTATAATTTTACCTAATTTTTTTAATACATTTTCCCAAGTATGTTTTTTCAAACTACGCTTTATGTCATTATACTCCATAATTTTGAAATTATCATATATTTCTTTTGGTTCAGTGATAAACTTACAATTTTTCCCGTCTTGGTATATTTCACACCCATCTACTATATATGGTTTGCACCCACACAACATAGCTTCTATTCCTGGTCGGTTTAAGCCTTCAGTAGTAGATAAAGACATATATTTCTTAGTATTAGAGAATACCCATCTCACCTGATCAACGTCAGCATTAAAAAACACTTCTTTCGCTCCGTCTAAATTGAACCCAGTATTACGAGCACCGAAAAGTACTATTTTCATATCTTGCGATTTACAAAAATCAAAAGCTTCTTTAAATTTTTTATCAGTAGCCCTGTGAATCATTAATGCTACATCGAATTTTCGCTGATTTCTAAATGTATTCTCATAGTCCCATACATGGGGATCGCTTGTAATTTTATGAGCTATATGATAAGTAGAACAACATATAAGAGTATCTGGGTGATCTATTACTTTTCTTTCCCTGTCTAAAACCATGCCGTAAGATAATTGATACACTATAACTTTAGCTTGCCTATACGCAGCTTGTTGGCACAATTTATCAATTCGTGGATTATCCGAATAAGTTATTATGTAATCAAATAACTCCGGAAAAGCGTCATTAGGTAAATGTAACTCACACTCACAATGCTCTTTTAGAACACTCTGCATTTCAAGCATTCTTTGTACTCCGCCAGATAATGGATGTTTACTTGGTATATCTATTATAATTTTCATATTGTAAATGAACAACTCCCATAATAGTATTTATAATCCCTTTCTACTTTAGCTTTTTTACTATGGTGTTTTGCATAAGCCCATAAAATAGCTTTTTCTAAATCATATGAATCACTATTGTGTAGCTTAACAACAGATTTTGTTTTGTCTTTAAAATGTAAAACAGTAGTATGGGGTTTGTATATTATTTTTTTAACTTCAGGAAGATATTTAAGCATGTTTTTTACAATTTCAACGTTGCTTATATGATGCTCATCTGTCTGATCATCACGTTCTATCATATGATCCATGCATGCGTCACATACATCCATCATCTTTCCTAATTTGTTATCATATATAGAACCTATGGCGGGTTTAAAACATACATCACATTCTCCCATGTATATTTTTTCAGTACCTATAAAATCTTTATAATCTCTAATAGTAGGCCGACATTTATCACAACAATAATACGCTCCTCCGTTGCTTCCATACCATATACTTATTTCTTGATCGGGCCGATCTTCTTTACACTTATCACATGCTTTCATAATATTTCACTCCTTTATAAATTATTATTCAAAAATATTAAATCCTCCTGGAATTGGGGAATCCAAAGAGAATGAACAACTTTAAAACCTTTATCACCCATAAATTTTACTATATCGTCTTTGATTTTTTGATTGCCATATATATCTTTTATTTCGGTCTCTACATGTAATATTTTAACATCTTGCAGATACTTTCCAAACCCTTCAAGTACTTCATATGATTTACCTTCTACGTCGATTTTCACTACATCAGGGTTTAGAACTACAACCATGGTGGCAATTAGCCTTAAGATCAATGGCGTTAAAACTCGTACACCCGTTATAATCTGTTATTGCACAATGTAGCACATTCACACCACGATTTTGGCAATGCCGGATCATGTCAGGATGAGCTTCGAATGCATATCCGTTTTTTACAGAAACACCAAACTCATCACATAACTCTTTTAAATCTACTGAGTTATAAGAACCAATATCAAATATAATCTTAGGTTTAATGTCTGCTTTTCTAATTTCTGCAATAAAAAACTCCATCGAATTTAGCCGACGGAGTTCTTCAGGGGGTAATTTGTTCACGTTATTTTACTCCTTTATTTCTATTTCTTTCAATTTTTCGATTAATTCAGTTTTTGTAAAAGAATTTGTTGTGAAAGAATCCGTCCCCTCATATAAAAATATTAATAGACTGCCATCCTCATTTTCCTCAAAATCTTGTATTAAATGATGTTGAATAATTCGTTTAGTTTGCCAGCCATTAATACATGCAGGTGACGTAAAATTTATAGTTTCGAATTCTAAGAACATATTACTTTGCTACCAAAGAGTCTACAGATTTTTTAATATCTAAAAGTATACCGTTATACTCTTCTATGCTTTCGATTTTATTTTCTGTAGTTGATAATTTTTGTCCAAAACTAAAACTAACTACAACTGCAGATAATAGTACTGCAATTAATATAGGTACAAAAATTTTATTCTGCACAAAAATATCCTTACATTTATGAAATTGATCTTCAATTTGCTTCATGAAACTCTCTCCAATTTATTAGGTAGTTTAAAAATTTAATAAGAAACAATAGGTTAGTTTGTAGAGAGTACGATTCGATGCCTACAACTTTGTTCAATAGTTCATCTTTGTTTTTATCTAACATTTTCGAACATTTTTTTCTGTATACGCAGTTTTCGGTGCATTCCGGTACCATACAAACAATGTGTCCTAATACACTATCTATAGTACTGCGAAATAATGCTTTATATTGTCTGTCTTCCGATACTTGGTTGATTGAATGTGGGTTTAGTAATATTCTAAGGGAATCGTAAGCACGTTTGTCTTTAGCCTGCAGTTGGTCTGTTATGCACTTAGGTAAAAAAATTAATTCCCTGTGCATGTACATTTTTATTCGGGCAAAAACTCTTTCTTTAAATTCAGATACACTAGATTGACTTGAGTAACCGAGAACAGGAACAATCTCCTGCTCTGACATACCTAAAAAGTAGTAAGACTGAATAAACAGTAAATCTTTTGTCGGTAAATACTCTAATATATCTGTCATAATTTTCTTATAAACGCTATTTTCGTCTATATCTTGCCAAATTAATTCGTAATTTTTGTTGTCGTAATACATATTATATAATATAGCCCAATTAGCATATATTAGCAGGGAAATTCTTCAAATTCATATCTATTTTTAAATTTGTAATTTCGTCTTTTTGGATTATTGTGTCTCTGTTAGGTAATAACGAAGTAATGTATTTAAAAGCTGACGCATTACCTACTCTTGCCACATTAACGGCTACAGACCGTTGAATAACGTTTTTGTTTATTTTAGTTTCTAAGCTGAAGAGAGGTTTTAGATAACCTTTTCGATTAAACATTTTATTCTCCTTTT